CACATCGCCCGCGCGGGTGTAGGTCATGACCTCCCGGCCCACGTTAAGCCTGCCTGCCGCCGCGTATTCGTCGCCAACGGTTGCCGGGGTCACTGTCAGGGTTGTAGCCGTGTCAGATATTGCCGCCAGCAGCTTGCCACGGCTCGGGGCGGGCGCGATTGATTTTGTGTTATCCGCAAGGTCCAGAATATCCTTGGCGACGATTGTCACCTTGCCGTCAGCATCCGGCCCGGACCATTCCGAAATGACATAGGATGCCGTGCGCATATCGGCCAAGGCTTCCCCGACATATCCATATTTTACCCGCAGCGCCTTGCCCACATAGTAAGGCTGGCGGGCAATCAGCTTCGCAAAGAACGTGCCGCGATCTGTCGGGGAATACCCAACGCCGGAAAACTGCGCAGAGCCACTAACGCGGCCCGCCTGATAGGGGTCCGTCAAGGTGTCGTGATAGGTAAAGTCTTGCAGGCTCACCGTCACCCGCGCGCGCTTGCCTAGCGCTGTGGTGCGTGGATCAATGCCCGACAAGTTGATTTCAGCCGGGCGGGTTGTCACGCCTTGCAGCGCCGGGAAAATGGTTTGACCCTTTGGCAGGCCAGATTGGTTATAGGCAAAGCGCAAGGTTTGCGTGCCAGCATTGTAAGCCGCTGGCACCTGGCAGGTCTTTAGGGTGTTAAAGCATTTGTTTGGGTAGGCTGTGCCAAGCGCCGCCGTGCAATCGCCGACGCCATAGGCCAGCGTGCAAAGCGGCAAATCCAACTCAACAATCGTCAGCGGTTCGCGGCTAAGATTACTCACTGTAAACCCTCGCAGCAATTCCGAATGACATGAAGTCGCGCGGCCCGCTATTGGTCGGCCTGATCACAGCCCCGTCCCGCCATGCATAGTGAATATCTTGCGCGTAATCGCTTGGACGCCACGCCACGAAAAACCCGCCGCCGCGATTGAAAGCCGTCATGAATGACTTAAACAGCGCGCCGCGAATAAACGCAGGGGTCAGGTGGTCAATCCCAATCGACAGCGTGCTACCCTCGGCAATGACGCTGGATCCTAGCAGGTTGCCGCCGACCGATACGTTAGATTGAAGTTGCACCTCTGTCGGGACAATCACGGGCGTAAAGCCTTGGTATAGCCGTTGCGGGATTACCAGATCATTGCCAAAAAACGCCACGCCGATGTAAAGCGGGTCGCTTGCGGTTAGGCCTGTGATGTTAAACCGCCAGTCTGCCGCGTCAGCCCCAGTTGTGACCACGCGAAAGGCAATAGGCGTGTTGTCCGTTGGAGTGTGTACTCCGCCGCCTGCATCGGTCCAGTTGGCGCCGCCGTTGGTGCTGCGCTGCAATGATACCGAAGCGCCAAGCGTAAACAGGTTATGCGCTGCGATGCTGGCAAAGGAAATTGCAATGGCGGACCCGAACGTGACTTGAAACTGCGCCGTGGTGGCTGTGACGTTGGGAAGCCAATAATCGTATGTTGTCCCGGTCACCGCGTTGGACCTGCCCCCATCGGCAAGCGTGGCCGTGCCGCCAAGCGTGGCAGTTGCGGCTAGGTTACCCCAAGCCACAAATGGATTATTGACCTGATTTCCAAGGGCGGTTGTGCGCGCTGCGGATGTTACAATGCTCATGCGGTCATAATCCTGTATCCCCGGTCGCCTGCCTCGGTGGATAGGCGGTCCAATAGCCCGCCGATCATGTCGCCCGTGAATAGATCATTGGGGCCGAAGCCCGTCAGGCGCACGTCAAGCGGGGTCTGCGCAGGTGCTTGGGATTGCGCAGGTGAACCACCGCCGCCGCCCCCCGTTGCGCCGCCGCCACCGCCTCCGCTATTGACCGACCTGATCGCGTTCACAAAGCCGATGCCCTTTGCCAAGACGGTTGCTGCCGCTGCAATGTTGGCGGGAAATGGCAGCTTCAAAGCCTCCGCCGCGCCTTGATATGCGCTAACCAAGGCTTGCGCCGCGCCAAATACCTTGGCAACCTTAAGGGCCTTTGCGTTGGTCTGGCCGATTGCGTTCAGGATTTGCTCACCTGCACCCAAAGCCATGCTAAGGGCGCTTTGATTTCCGATTTCACGGATGCCAGCAAGTCGCCTCTGGTGCTCCTCCTCCAGCCGCTCCCGCAGCGTGTGGTATTCGGATTCGGTCAGCGCCTTATTCGCAAGCGCATCCTCTAGCGTGGTCTGGCCTTCAAGATACCATTCCGCGACCGCCTCGGCCTCTGTTGCAAGCCCTTCTTGCAAGGCCTCTAGCCGTTGCGCAAAGTGGTCCTTGATACCAGCACCACCGCCGCCACCCCCACCACCACCGCCGCGCGGTGCATTGGCTGCATTGAAGTTGCCCACGCTGTCGATGCCGACCTGTTGCGGGCGGGTGCGGGGTGCGTTGGGGTCTGCCGTGAATGGGTCTGACATGCTGGAGCCATCGCTGCCCGCCATTTCAAGCGTGCCCTCCGCACCCGGCAAAGCATTCTTCGCCGCCTGAGCCGCTGCCGCAGCATTCCAAAGCCGGGCAGCAAGCCCCTCAATGTTGCTGTATGCCGCGCTAAAATCCGAGCCGTTTATACCCTCAAAAGCCGTGGTGATTTCATTGGCCCGCGTGATGATTTCGGACATCTTGGCTTGAAATTCTTCCGCCTCAATCGTGCCAGCGGCCAATTCCTGCTTGGCCTTGTCGGTTTCATCGGCAAGCGCGCGCATTTCCTCGGATGCTTTTGTTTCATCAAGCGCGGCTAATTCATCTGCAAAGATTCTGAATTGTGGGGAAGCAGTCGCGGCAACAGTCGCCAGCGCGTCAATTTCAGAAGTTATAGCCGCAAGTTCGGGCGCAAACTCCCTAATCAAATCGGGACGGCCCAGAAGCTTGTTAAAAACATCCTCGCCAAGTGCGGTTTTCGCGGCATCAAGCGTGCCGAAAAACTCCTCGAGCGTGACCTTGGCCCCGGTTACACTGCCCACAAAAGCGATGATCGCGTTCGCCGTGCCCTCGATTGCAGGCGCGACCACCCCGGCCATTGTGTTGCCAAGGCCTTCCATAACCATGCCAAGCCGCCCGACAGCATCGTTAGCCGCTTCCACGTTGTCAGATGTCGCCTGCGAAACCGCAATCCCAAAGCGGTTTTGAAACTCTGCCGCCTCTGCCGCCTTGCTGCCGTAATCGGAAAGCATGTTGATTGCATCGCGGCCAGACTTGCCGAAAACTTCCATTGCCAGCGCTGTCTTTTCAGCCGGGTCTTTAATCGCATCCAAGCTGGAGGCAATCTTGGCGAATTGCTCGTCGGGCGAAAGGCTTTGCAGGTCCGCAATCGAAATGCCCAGACGCCCGAAAGCCTCTGTTTGCGTAACGGTCCCTTGCCGCAACTCGTCAATATTCCGCTGCATTTTGCCAAGCATGTTGGACAGGTTGCCCGCCTCAACCCCGGCCTCACCCGCGACCATTGCCATCTTCTGGAATGCCTGCGTGGTCAAGCCGAGGCTGCGCGCCTGCTTTGCCAGCACGTCAATATTTGCCATGGATTTGGCGGTTAGTGCCACCGTGGCGATTGCTGCGGCCCCAAGCGCTGCCCCTGCCACCTTGCCAAACTTGGCAAGGCTCATTTCGGCCCCACGCATCCCGGTTGTCAGCGCGGCGGTATCGGCTCCGACCTTGATAGCGACATCGCCAACAACTTTGCTCACTTGCTATCCTCCATCCAGTCGCGCAGGTCGTCAAAGTCCGCCGCAGTCATCCGGCCAGACTGGCCAGCGGCGCGATCTTCACAGATTGCGATTTCTTCTAAAAACTCGGGCAAGGTCATTTCCCAAAACTCGCTCGGGGAAAGGCCAATGGCCCGCGCCGCCCGGTAAAACCCATCCCAATCAAGGGAGGGAATAGCGCCCCCGGTCAGGCTTCCGGCTGCGCTTCCGGCTTTTTTGGCTTTGGTTCCGGCATCACGCAAGACACAAGAAGGTCAAGGAAAGCTCGATATTCGGCGGCGTTATCCATGCCCTGCATATGGGCTAGTGCATCGTCCTCAGTTGTGTTGACGCCCGCGCTGTTGATCAGTTCGGCCAAAACAAAAGCCGCATCGTAAAGCGAACCCGCCCCGCTGTTTACGCGAATAATCAACTCGACAAGGTTGAATGATGGATCGTCGCGCTTCCCCTTGCCCTCAATCCGCCGCAACACTTTGTTTGACGGGGTGACAATCACATCAACCCCGCCATATGGAATAATCACATCACGAAAAACGCTCATTAAATTGCCGTGAACGTGATTTCGCCAGCCGACTGAATCGACGCGGTGAATGTTGCTGCATCATCGTGGGGTGCGCCAATTTCAAAGCTGGAAAAGTGAAACTGCCCCGCGACAGTGCCAAGCCCATTGATGTCGATTTCATATGCGCCCAAAAGCGCGCTCGTGACCCCGAGAGATGCGGCAAGCAGCACGGTGCCATCAAGCAAGCCCTCGACCGACATATCAACCGACCGCAAGGATGCGTCATTCAGCAAGGTGCGCCACCCGTCAGCTTCCTTGTCCGTCACGTCAATCGCTTCGTTGTTGATTGTGATGCTGTCCGCCCGCGCGCCAGCAACCAGCACCCGCGAAACGCCAGTCCCTTGGTAAATGCGGATGTTCCGCCCTGCCATTTTAACCATCTGATAGGCTCCATATGTAAAAAGGGCTTGCTAAAGGCCCGGTTAAAGCAAAGCCCATCAGGCTTTTTCGATTATCCCGCGATATTCCGCGATGCCGTGAAAGCTGCCGTCCGCAACCTGCGTGACGTCTTGGCTTTCAAACTGCAAAAGCGTGGTATCGTACTCGGTGATTGTGAGTGTGCCGTGGTGCAGCCGGTCATAGATTTGGCCCTGAATGATCTTGGCCTCTGCCATGCTGGCTGACCGGCTGCGCGTGTGGATGCGCGCGACAAAGTTGAAGCCGTTTACTTCCTTGGTGTCGAATTGCGAAAAAACCGCCGTGCCGATTGTCACATACGGCCAGCTTGCCAATGATGCCCCGTCAGATGCTTGCGGGGCCACGTCATAGACCCGCAGCCCAAGCGCCGAGATAGCGCCGAAAAGCGCCTTTTGGGTTTCAAATTCTGCTGACATTATACCGCCGCCCGCTTTCGTTCCCGCGCAAGCCGCGCTTCAAGTTTCTTGACGAATGTTTCCAGATATATCCGGTCCAGATCTGGCCGCATTTCCTCAAGAGCCTTGAGAAAGAACGCATGTTCAACCCCATCAGGCCCTTGCCCATATTCTAGATAGCGCCAATAGAACGGCTTGGCTCGAACGGTGCTTTCAACCCCCGTCTTGCTGCCGCGCTCCCGCTTGGGCTTAATGCCCTTTTTCAGCCTGCCCGAATCGCCGTCCGGTGCGCCATCTGACCCAGATTTTGCAAGCTG